TTGTCCATTGCCGCTGCCGGACAACCCGGCAGATGCGGAGCAACGAGATCATAAAAATCGCTCCAGGGCTTCACAAACACGCGCCCCTGTCTGCACGGGGCAAGTCGCGCCTGCGCTTCACAGCGGAATCTCCCCCTCGAAGAATCGGGCGAAGGCCGCTGCCCGCCCCGAATTGACATGCTCATCATCCGCCGTTTCGGCCCGGAATGTGACGTAGTCCGCCACGGTTTGCAGATACTCGGCAGGCAGGGGAAAAGCATCGCCCAACAGCCTTTCGCCGCCGGACCAATCGGGCAAACGGGCAAGCTGCCCGGAAAAGAGATCGGGCCGCCGCTTCAGTATCTGCAGCACCCCCTGGTTGGCGAATGCGAGCAGCACTTCATCCGGATATCTGTCCTTGCTTGCGTCGTTGAGCGGGATGCGCCCAAGATCTACCGCCGATTGATAGGACAAATATGTCGCGGCCATCATTTATCCAGCTCATGCTGCGAGAACAGGGCAGTCACTTTTTGCCGTAACGTCTCCTTGCTCTGGCGCTTGTCCAGCTTCTTGTTGTAGTTGCGTTGGGCATACTCGACCAGCGCATCTTTATCCATCCCGTGAAAATCGACCACGGGAAGGGGTTCCTCGACTGGCGTTTCTTGCGGGATCAGGCCGATGGCGGTGTCGGGGCCATCGCTGTTCCCGTTATCAGTGGGCTTATCGGTTTTATCCGCTTCTGACCAGGTATCGGAAAACGGCAGCAGGCGCTCCGCCACCTCGGTGGTCACGTTTCGGACCTGGCCAGGCTCCCAGCGCAGGCCGATCCCACCGATGCTGTCGGTCTTGATGGTTTTGCCGATGTATTTCACCAATGGCATATTGAAGCTCCCATAAATAGGCGGCCTCCATTTAGTGGATATGGCCGCCCCGGTTTGCTTTTACCCGTGCTGCTATTTGATGCCTATACCGTCACCCTTGACGATCGCGGTCACCTTGCCGGAAGCGAAGGTCGCCGCTGCTGCGGTGATCGTGATGGTCAGGAATACCGGCCTCTCGAACTTGAGAGGCTGGAATGCCAGCGTGGTGCGACCCGCATTGCGAAGCAGTGCGTTGCCGCTTGCGGAAAAATAAGCATCATCCGCTGCCGGCCCCTCGCTTGCATTGACTGGGGCAAAGCCGATCCTGCACCCGATCGCAGGCGTGCCGCTGGCATCGAGATCGTCGTTGACGATATCGACGTCGGTCACGTCGAGCCCTCCGGGGATGATGACCGGGCGGTACACGTCTCCCACTGCGGCTGCGGCCGGGGTTACGGAGCCGTAAACCACCACGGCATTGCCATATCCGCCCATGTGGCGGTTTTTAGTAATCAGATCCGGTGCGTTGAAAGTAGCCATCGATACACTCCTTGGAGAATGAGCATTGGTAGTAAAGGAAGCGCTTGGCGGATTACAGCGGCACGGCGGAATCGACCGCGATCACGCCAAAATCCGTGGGAACCTTTGTCCCCGTTCCATCGTCGATGGAAAGCCGGACCTTGGCCTTGCCGCATACTTTTTCCCCCATGACTTCCAGGTTGCTCTCGAAGTTGTACCAGTGCTCTTTCCAGCCAAACTGCATTCCGCTGATCTTGGTGCGGCCATAGGCTACGCCAAGCGCCTGCGCGCCCAGCAGGAGACCCCGTTCCACCGCATATCCCGCGGCCAAAGCCGGATTTATCGCCTGGTCGGTTTCGGTTGCAGTTGGCGCGTTCGCAGCAGTCACGATTTTGGTCGTTTCACCCGGCATGAAACGGATCGCGCGCTCGTTCTTGATTACCAGGATGCCGTTCCACATACCCACTTCTCCGGCAAACAGGGGATGCCGGCCGTCCAGGTATGCCGCCCGGTTTATCGCGTTTTGCTGAAATGCGCGCAGCGAGCCCTCGGTCAGCAGTATCGAGTATTGATTCGGCGTGGCGAGGAACACCCACATTCTGGAGGTTTGCGCCGCGCTGTCTCCGGCCAGCTTCACCGATTGCAGGGGCTGGTCCATGTCGTCTATCCGCTTGCGCAGGCTATCCAGATGGCTGAGTTTGAGCTGGTCGGTGGAAACAATGGCGCCCAGCTGCTGACCACCCTGGACAAGGTTGGCGCCATTCACGACAAAATGCCGGTTATATGTCGGCGCCTTGACCGGATTGACCATGACGGAAGCGAAATTCGGCGCACTTTGCAGGGGGATGGTCCAGTCCGTTCCGATCTGGGATCCCCGCGCCCCGGCAAGGTGCACCAGCGATTCCTGCGTATCGAGCCTCGGGAAATATCCGGATAATTGCGCCAGGGCGATCTCGCGCAAATTGTGCTTTGTGCGCTGCTGCGACATGCTTCCGCCCGCGTCAATGACCTTGCTGGCGAGGTCGATCTTGATTTCCATCGAGGAAAACGAGAGCGTGCTGCCCTTGCCTTCACGGTTCACATCGCCCATCAGGGGTTCGCCGCCCACCGTATCGACCAGGTCGAGCGACACCACCTCGCCCGCGCCTTTCATAAGGTTATCGATCCTCACCAAAGGCATGCCGGGCTGAGTCTGGCCGGCAAATTTTTCCATGGTGGCGGAAGGTTCCACCGGCCCCACCAGATTTTCCAGGGCTGAAGTGCCTTTCAGGGTGTTGGCGAAGAGCGCGGCGCTGTAGTGTTTCACGGCAATCGAGCTGCCGCTTGGAACATTTGTTTCAGCCATTTCGTCGGGTCCTTTTTAGTCGAGATCGGCTCTCAAGGCTGCTGCCTGCTGCGAGGGCATCTTCATCAATCGCCTGGCCAATTCATGCGGGCTCAGGTTCTCGATCTGGTCGCGCTCGGAAGCGGGATTTGCCCCGCCTTGAATATCCGATAAAGTTGTGGGTTTCCTTGCCGGAGCGTTTTCAAGCCTGGATCGCACGTCAGCCCTGATCCGCTCCGGATCGGCTTGCGTTGGAATGGAAGCTTCCGGCATGATCGCTTTCACGCGGCGCGCAACCTCTTCGAACCTTTCTGAAAAAGGCCTTCCCGCCCATTTGCTGCTGGTCCGGAGAATTTCGTCCTGCTTCAGCGCTTCTTCCCATGCCTGCAAATCGTTGTTTTCCCAGTGCACCAGGTCCGGGTTGTTGTCCTTGGCTTCGGCGATCTGCTCCTCCACGGTGAGTTGCCGGGCGCGAGCCGATGCATCCCGTTCGTGCCTCAGTTCCTCCAGCGTCTTCTCGAGTTTTTCGCCTTGCTTCCGGCTTCCCTCGAGTACCGCGGTGATTACCTGGTGGACTTCCGGCATATCCGTCTCCAGCCTTTCGAGATGCCTTGCGATGGCCTCATCCGGGATTGCGTCGTCCATTCCTTCCGCATCCTTCTGCTTCAACAGCGTTTCGAGCTTTTCGGCCGCTTTTCTGTTTTCCAGTTGAGCTGCCTGAAGCTGTTCGCGCAGCACGGAATTCTCCACCCGCAATGCTTTATGCTTCTCATAGGGAATGATCCCCTTGCCGTTCTTTGTGTGAACAATCGGCTCGTCTTCGCCCGCGTCGTTAGCCACGCCTTTCCGCTCTTCCGGTTTGGGTTCGTCCTTCGCCATCTGCTCGTCCGGAATATGTCCCGCATTTTCCAATGCTTCTATTTCTTCTGGCGCGAGATTTGTGATTGCTTCATCCGTGAGATGATCCGTTTCCATTGCTTTTCCTCCAACTGCTTAACCCAGTGAGCGGGTCCGCCGAGCGGAATTGATAAAATCGAATTGCTGCCATGATCGTCGCGCGCAAAAACAAAAAGCCGCCCGGAGGCGGCTTTTGCAGGAGCACAACGATCAGGCTCTCACGAACAGATATCGCGCAGGCGGCTCTGCCGCAGCATCCACCGCGCCAATGCTCGGAGGGTTATGGAACGTCTTGCCGCTGAAGTCCCTGCCGCCCACGTAGGCCCCGGCACGCTTGATCGCACCCGCCTGGGGGCGGTATCGGGCATCAAGCAGGGGATTATCAGTGATGGTTCCGGTCAATGCCGAGCCCCGTTCCGGGGCCGAGTAGCCATAAGTATTGTTGTTTCTGCCGGAGAACCCGGTGCAGGTTGAATCCAGGTAGACGCCGTAGGCACGCCTGCCTGACAGGATATTATTGGATATGACGCCGTTTTTCGCGTAGGTAAAAAAAACGATGTCCCCGTCATAGGCTCCCCGCCCCTGGTTATTGTCGAAAAAAGTGTTATGTTTCACGGTAGTTCCGTAGCACGCCGCCGCCGACATCCCCGCGAGCCAGTTACCATAGGCTATATTGGATTCGAGGGTGTTGTTGTCTCCGCGATTGACGGAAAATCCGGACCCCTGGTTGTCATGGGATTTGTTGCGCCGGAAGATCGACAATTCGGTGTAGTCGTCAAAGGCGAAACCATGCCCCTCATGGTCAGGCGCGGTGGTATCCCATATGTTTTCATAGGATTCGCAGTCTTCCACGACAATGTTGTAACAGCGCCCCCAAGCGTAATTGATGCCCTGCGAACTCGGGTTTGAAGTGGAGTTGAGGTTGATGTACAACGCCCCCCCGCCTACTCCATATTCGCCGATGCCCGGCATGGTTTGCGTTCCGCCAGTCCGGAAAAGCCGCTGAAAGCCGCTCACTTTCGTCTTGACGTAATATACTTCCGACTCGTACGAAGCGAGCGGCCGCTGCCAGATTCTGCCCGTGGGGTTTGTCCAGCCGCTCGTTGCGTCCGTGCGCCGGAACTTGGCGGAGAAACCATGGCCCCCGGCCGCCGCGTTGAAGCCATTCCCGTAAAATTTGCATCTCCGCACCACCACGCCGTTGGCGCCGTTAACCAGCATGCCATGCGTCGGATTCCGGAAAAAATGGCTATCCTCTATCAGGTAATCCGTGCTTTCGCCCGTGGAAGTGGCTGTCGCCCCAATCACCAGGCCAGACCCGGTTATCGCCATGTTGGTGAAGTAGCACCGTGCTACCCGGTGCCCGTTGCAGGGCGTTGCTCCACTGGAAAGCATGTAGAGGGAATACAGGCAGACCGCCTGCCCATCGAAATACATGTCCTCGAAATCGATATAGCTCCTTCCGCTGACGTTCAGGATCATGTTGCCCACGGCCGAAGGATTGATCCAGATCGAATACGGCACCTGTGCTTCCCCGTATGCGCCATAGCGGGTGCGGAAGGTGTTGCTCGCGCCGGATCGGGCATCCTTGTAGGGCGTGACTATGGTTTGCGTGGTTCCGCGCTTGAACAGGTAGGTGTCGCCGGGGGTCGCGCTTGCGAAGGTGAAGGCGTCATAATTTTTCTTCGGCGTGGACGAACTGGTCCCGTTGTTGCCGTCCGAGCCATTGGCCGAGTCGAAATACCAGGTAGTCATGGCATCGATCCGTCAGTCGGCGACGAAATGGAGTACACGGTAATATTCCAGCGTCAACGCATCACCCGCTGCGGCCCTCTGGCCCATGATCTCGACAGTGGCCGTAACGGAAAAATCGATGGCGTAGGTAGCAGGCGTTCCCGATCCGGCAGTGATATAAACAGCATCGTACGGCTGTATCTGCGAGTTCAGGGAATTGCGGTTGGCCAGTATGATCAGCGGGGCTTCCCTGGTTGATGTGGTGCGGGTTGCGGAGTAAACCAGCATGCCTCCAACCCTGACCTTGCAGATCTTGCTGTTCGCGCTGCTGGTGAATGTCCATAGCGGCTCGATCTGAAGAACGCTGTTCACGCCGAGCATTCCCTGGGGAATGGTGAACGAGGCAAGCACTTCGTCGACTCCTGTCCATGTGGAAGCAACGGGCGCGGCGGAGCCCGATAGAACCTCGACCGGCCTGGAAACCACCAGGAAGTTTTCCGCGGCGCCCTGCTCCACCAGTGCCGCCTCCACCTCCCGCGGCAGACTGGCGATGGTTCCCGCTCCATAACGGATAAGGCTCACCGTTTTGTCGGTCAGAAACTTGATCATGCGTCATCCATTTGAAATTCAAATCGCTAAAAAACTTTTCCTGCTCCAGGCGTCATACGGCCTGCAGGTCCGCATACATGTCAGGGAGTGAGTAACCGGCTTTTTCCTCTATCACGATGCAACCCTTGTAGTGGATTTCCCTGCTGGCGACGCCGGAAGGAAACCCATCTCCCGCTCCGTCGTAGCAGCCTATCTTGGTGTAGTTTCCCAGCTTGTCGTTATAACCCAGCGAACCGTCGTACCGTCCCACAAGCCCGCCGTTCACATAAGCGTCGAGATGTCCCTGCCCTGTATAGTTGAAAATGACGCGGAAGCCAAAATAGACCCACTCGTCACTGGTTGCATTGAACTCGTAAAGTATGCGTTCGGTGACCGGGCTCCTGGTGATGGCTTCTTCGTTGTACGCATAGCTGATGCGGAATTTCGATCCGACAACTGACAGGAAAAAGGGGGGGATGCCCGAATAATCGCCCGGGTCTTCCGTCTGACGCACCTGGAAAATGATCATGCGTGTGGACGGGCTGCTGACGAAATCCCACGAGCATAGCTTGAGGCCCACGGCGATGTTGTAGGGCGTGTTGTAGGCAAGTTTCTGCGCGTAGTGGACAGGTGAAAATATTTCGCCCCGATAGCCATGCGCAACAGTAGTGTCAGTTGGCTCTATTCGGGAAACGATCGCCCCGGGAATGCTATAGACCCTGTTCGCCTTGCCTACGGTCGCGCTTACACCCGCCGCCGTGGTGCCATTGGAATCGATCGTCATAGTTGTCAGGTCGGTTTCCGGGTGAATCAGGAATTTCGCCCGCAAGCCCTTGTAGTACATCGGATAGTAGCTTGGCGATTTGAGGAATGCCGTGGATCTTCTGCCTTTCAGCAAATCGATAACCGGCTGTGGCAGGTTCGGATAATCCGCTGCCGCTTCGACCACGTAGATATTCCCGTCATGGAAAAATCGTTCGAGTTGCGGCCGGTATGCTTGTGATATCGCGAAATTTTCGTCATTGATAGGATAGGTTTTCATGGTTAGTCCAGGGAGGGAATGAGTTCGACGCTGATGTTCTCAAGCGAGGCGAATTCGGCCCCGTTTGCCTTGGTGCATTTAATCACCAGCAATTGATCGACCGAAGTATCGATATTCGCGCTTTTCCAATCGGCGCCAGTGGCGTTGTAGGATCCAGCGCCTACCGCGACGCCCGAGCCAGGCGAGCCGGACAGCTGCTGCACTTGATCGTTATTCGTATTCTGGATCCAGGCCATCACCCCACTGCTGAGGTTGGTCGTGGCGCCGTACTGGGTGAACTTGACGCCGCCGAAAAATATCTCGAATGTTTTTGCGTTGGCGCTGTTGGTATGGCGGTGGCGGCACATGATCCGGAGCGAACCGTTCTTGCCCATGCTGCCGCCCGGAACGATGCCCGAGAACAGGGTTTGGGCTCCAATACCGGTCATTGTCCCAGTCCCCGCGGCGTCTGTAGTGCCGATACCGGCGCAGAGCGTCAACGTATTCGCGTCCGGTGTTCCTGTTACCGCATAGATGCCCGCACTCGGCGTCGTGCCAGTGCCGGCGGTAGGCGTAAAGGCGTATTTATCTCCGGTAAGCACACCGTGGGCCGTGCGCGAAATGGTTATCACGCTTCCCGCCAGCGACCAGGTGCCTACCGAGTCCGAGTGGCAGCGCACACCGGATTGCAGGATAGGCCGGACGACCGGAACTGTCTTCGCGCTGCCCGCTCGGATGAGCTCTGCTTCCATGTTCGGAGCAAGGTCGAGTACCGCTCCCGCTCCATATTGAAAAACACCGTTTGCACTGTCATATTTCAGGCTGATCATGTCATCTCCTCGATTGTTGTCTACGATACCTTCTGATTGAAATGCTCATCAATGCCCCACGATATGGCTGGGGCAGCCACTTCCGCCCATCCATACATTCCGCGTTTTTCAGACAGGCTGACTGTGCTGCGCAACTCGTCGCGTCTCAACACATCAGACGAGCACCAGCCGAGCCCTGCCTTCCATGGCCTCGCGGGTCGCTATGTTTCGGCTTCGCCTTCGACGGGAATGTTCGTCCCCGCCCTCGCCGCACTCGTGGTTGCCATGCCGGCCACCCTGCGCAGCTGATCCGCCAGTTCATGCCGATTGGGTACATCCGACAACTCCAGCATGGCGGGATACATGACAGCCTGGTATGCCGGAGGCGCCGCCTGCACCATCTGCGCGAAGGCCTGCAATTGCTGTGCGCGGAAGCTCGGGGTGGCCGGTATATCCTCCAGCACG